TCACTAAACTCACCTGCAAAGTTTTGGTTAGCATTATCAATAGCTTCTTGAACATATTCAATAGGTAAATGGTTATCCACTCCATAGGGCTCACCAAGGTGAATAATATGGACAATAACCGGTACAGTTATAGGAAGATCAGGCATAGATGAAGTTCTTTTAGCTTCTTCTGCTTCCTTAGCTATTTTTTCAAGTTTTAAATAGCTTCGTTTAAATTTAGGGTCTTGTAGCTGTTGTTCAAAAAGAGCATCTGTGCCACATCTATCTTGCCCAAAAAGGGGCAATGTCATAAGTAGTAAAAATAGGAAAATCAGTTTTTTCATAGCGGTTTGGTTGTAACTTTCGGTTATAAATATTAAAAAAGGCACCCGAAGGTGCCCTTTTTGGCATAAATTTGTAAGTCGTTAAACTCCACGTTCTGTATTATAAGCTATAATATGGTCTCGACCAGTCATATTATATCCATGCTCAGCGACCATTTCAAATACTTTAGGGTACATTTCAACTAGTGTTTCTCTTGTATCACCTGCAGGCATAACAAATGTTTTATTTTTAGGAATATTCATTTTAACTCTAAATTCCTCAATTTCAGCTAAACACTCATCGGTACCATCCCAAACTGGTTTGTAATGATAATCACTATGAAAATCAATCATTTTCTGAATGTTCTCATAATGGAGTCTAAACTTGTTATGCTGAGTGACAAACCTTTCATCAACCACTTTACCACCGGGAGTAGTAATACCCACACGAGGGACAGAATTAGAAAACTTAGGGCTAAGGGATACGAGACCAAGTGGAAAATCCGTTTCCACGAAGTGAGACCCTTCGGTTTCGATTGTAATAAGAATTCCTCTTTCGTTGGCAAAATGGGTAAGTTCATTTACAAGGGCAGCATGCATTGTTGGTGAACCCCCTGTTAACATCATCTCTTTTACTTGAGGATTCTCATCATAAATATTGATAATGTCATTAAATGTAAACGTACCTTTTTCAGGGTGGATTGAAGTATACCACGAATCACACCACCCACCTTCACCAAACCAACAGCGGTGGGTACATCCTGTAGTTCGAACGGCAATAGTGGGGCGCCCGAAACGGGAGCCCTCACTTTGCACGCATCGATATACCTCTAATACAGGTAATACTTTATCGTAATCTTCTATCCTTTTAAGCATTTACTTTTCTTTTTTAAAGCTTCATATACATAGTAAAAGTCTCAGTAGAACTATTATCAAAAGTAGAAAATTGTTTTGTCGTAGTACTCCATGACCCCACTTGTTCCCCGAAAAGGATGACTGGGTTAGGGTTATAAACTATTGTAATTGATTGCCTCACATCAAATCCTAAAAAATCAACATAAGAAGCATTATATGTGTAAACTATACTTCCTTCTCCTACTTTTTTAGTAGAAACTAATTTAGCATTTTGAGTAGAGGTAATAGGTAATCCCATTTTCATAGAGGTTTCAATTGATTTTTTACCTATGGCTTCATAAGTAATAGTAGAATCAGTACAAGTATATTTATAATCTCCTACTTCCATCCCATTCATATAATTTTGGATGAAAGTAATTTGCCCAAACCCAATAGCAGAGATAGCTGCTAATCCTATTGTCAAAACTATTTTTTTCATGCTATTATGTTTTTTAATTAAGTTCTACTAAATACTAAAGACATAACATACCCAAATGCTATTACTAAGTTAATAACGGTTAACCATCCAAAAAAGCTAACCCACTTTTTAATTATTGAAATATCGTTCTCCATTGTGTTGTTTAAATTTTTCTCTTTAGAAAGGGTATCAGGGGGTGTAGGGGTATTTTTACTTGTAGATTTCCCCATATATGCTATTCCACCAAAAATAGCTCCAAGTACTATTACAAAAATTATATAATTCATTTTATTTTATTGTGTTTTTTAATTAAGTTCTACTAAACGTTCGTTGTAAATATACAAAAAATAGAGGGCTGCTCCCCATTAAGGAAGCAGCCTTCTATCCTTTTAAGCATATTATCTTTCGATCTTTAGAAACTTTTCACCATTTTTAATATAAATGGAGTTAAAGGGAATTTGATCGTAACTATCAATTTCTTGACCCATAATATTATAGTAAATATTATTTTGTGGGGTTTTATTTTCTAGCTCTAGTATTGAATTAGTACTACTAGGTACAAGAACAGCATCAATAACATGAACAACACCATTATCTGTGACAAGGTCAGCAACTGTGACCATGGCATATTCAACTGTGACTCCTGTGCTATCTACACCAATAGTTAAAGTACCATTGTTTAGTGCTGTTACTTCCATACCATCATACAGATCAGTACTTAGAGCTGTGGTTCCCACAACATGATATGTAAGAATATCTGTCAAGTTTTGTAACTCTAATAGATCAGTAGGTTCGAGTTGAAGTGAGGTTGCTAAAGTAATAAATGCACTGTCTGTAGGTGCAAATACTGTAAATGTTCCTGTTGTGTCGCTTAAAGCTTCAACTAATCCTGCTTCTACTACTGCAGCTTCTAACAAGGTGTGGTCTTCGCTATTTACAATAACATCAACAACAGTTGTTTGTGCAGAACTAACTAGGGTGGTTAAGGCCAACCCAAAGGCCATAATTGTTTTTTTCATAATTTTGATTTTTGTTATTAACTTTTATTTATTCAGCATAGATTGCTGTGTTTTTTCCGTGTTCTCTAAATTCTACTTGCATAACCTTAACACGTCCATCTGTTTCTTCTAATACAAACTTGTTAAGTTTCTCATAAATATACTGAGCAAAACGCTCTGCTCCAGTTGCTGGTATTTCTCTAAGTTGAATTACACCTGCTTCATCCATTCTACGGAATGATTCTAGGAATGGATCGTCTTCTGCTACAAGCATAGTATGATCAAACATATGGTCCATCCAAGCTTTAGGGCTCATACCATCTATTTCGGTTTTAGCACGTTTCATACCCCCAAAATCCCAAACCCAATTACGTTCGTCTAGTTCCCCTTTAAACCATACTTTAAACGAGATTCCATAACCATGAAGAAATCTACAATGTGTGCCTTCTGCTTTAGCTTGACGAAACACACAGCTAAACCCATCAAATACTTTAGTTGATATAAACATTAGGCTTCAGCTAAAACTTGTTCAACATGTTGTTTTACAGTATTCCATGTAACGGGTCCTCTCTCATCAGCATATTGTACCGGATCCTCTGTCCCCAACTTAATAAACGCTTCGACACGTTCCACCGAAGAAGCAGATTTATAGTCGCTGTACCACTTATCACCAAAACTAAGGGGCTTATAAGAAGTATTTGTAAGGGAATAAACTCGGTTGAAATCAAGTCCCAATTCATCGCAGCATCTTCTTCCATCAAGCAAAATATCATACTTATCCCCACTGAGGTAAGGGGTATGATAGGTAACGCGCTCAGCGTTCCAATTACCTTCGGTGAAAGCTGCATAGTCAGCGTCCCTGAACTCTTGTCTACAATCGGGGTATATAGCATGATCACCTGCGTGAATACCCATCGCAATATATACTTCAGTATCTTTTTCATTTGCTATTGATAGTGCTACCGCTTGAATTATTGATGAGAAAATTTTATTTCTATTAGGAACAACTGTTTCCTTCATGTTTTCCTGTTCATAGTGTCCTTCAGGCACCTCATCTCCACCTTCTACAAGGGCACTATTAAGCATAGGAGCCAAACCATCAAGTTTAATTACTCCATATTTAATTTCTGGGTATTTTTCTCTAAATTCACCTAGTGGGGATTGTTCAAGTCTAACTGTATTAAGGTGGCTCACTAATTCACGAGCACGGGAGAGTTCAACTTTATGTTTTTGTCCATAATCAAAACTCAAAGCTGTAACCTCGTAGCCTTCTGCTAATAGTCTTAGCAAAACTGTAGAGCTGTCCATTCCTCCACTTAAAGATAAAACTGCTTGTTTATTCATGTTATATTATTAATTAATTTAAAGTATGTAGTATTATGTCGTATAGCTTCGTATATGGCTTCATCAAATTTAGCATCAATTACTTCATCTATTTTAGTTTTAGGTTTAGAATCTAAACCCCAACTATTATAAAGAGTGCCATCAAATGCAGCCATTACAGGATTTGAAGTGTCTATACTTACAATTTGTTTTATATCCTTATAATATAAAAACTCTTGTGGGAGGGAACAACCTAAAAGATGAATTTTGTCGCTTTTTCCAATAAGACCCATATTAATCATTTTGCTAATAACTAATTGACGACCTAATGCTTTTCCAATATCCTTATTAGGATGTGGGAATATATCGTTATAATAGCTAGCTCCATATGAAAATGCAATTTTGGTATAACCCAACCACTTATATGTTTGATAACACTTTACTACGTCATCAAATGATTTACCTTGTACTACTGCAACTTTCTTTACCCCTTCAGGTAATTCAATAAAGCTCCATTCTTTAGCTTGGCGCATTGATTGGGTGGCGTCTTCCCAAGCATCTGGTACTATAAATTCATCGGGTTTTATTTCCTCAATAATAGAAATCATTCTACCTTTTGAGTAAGGTGCTCCAAGTTCATGGAGAGAATTATCCATTATAATGTGACGCTTACCTGCATGGTTGCTCCTTTGGAAGAATTCTTTGTACTCCTCAAATTGATCATATAAATGAGGGAGTAAATAGTCATAGTCGTTAAATTCTAGACTAGCTTGTAGGTAGGCAAAAGGTATCTCATGTGATACTATTGCTCCTTTTGCTGATGCTTCTATACTCATTTAAAAATATAATTCTTTATTTTTTGGTGGTCGACCTCTACGGGGTGCTGTAGTGGGACGATTGTATTTACCGTATTTGTCTTCACAATAATTATAAAATTCCTCCAGCGTACCTCCAACCTCAACTACATCATGATCAAAATCTTGTTTGGTCATACGAAATGTGGTAGTAAAATCTTTACGCAATTGGGTCAGATTTTCCTTTTCATACTTTTCATGATCATCAACAAGACGACGGCGACGGTTTTTATCAAGACGGGTCTCAGCAGCTTGGGCTTGACCATCACCTTCATATTTTTTGTATTTTTGATCAATTTCCCATTGGCAATAATGAATTTGCCACAAATAAGGACTTGGGTCGTAGTCACCATTACGAATTTTATCAATTAATGGAGCATAATTGTGTAAAGACTGACCCTTACGGCCCCACCTACGCCACCAAAAGAATTGATTATAATTCAATTTTTGGAGTTGCGACAACTGCTCTTCGATAACCTCAATTGTGTGCATGAGGTGAATATACGAATAAAAATTTAAAGATCCAAATTTATCTTTTACCCCCGTAATAAGGCACTGCTAAATTTTCAGCTAATAATTTTTCACTTAAATTAATGTGATTATGGGCGTTAGGTTCTATTCTTACATCACCTAAACATCTACCATATTTGTCTACTCCTTTTGAGTAAAGGAAAAACTGGCCGTCTGTGAGGGCTAAGAGTTCTTCTACTCTTGTTTTAGCTCTTAATCCTTTTTCTTTTTCATCTAAATCCCTAGTTCGAGATTCATAGGCATCTATTCCGTTTAACCTAATACGGACATGTTTCCATGTATCAAAACCTAAATCTACTAAGGCGTCAATAGTATCACCATCAACAACTCTATCAAGCTTAGCATTGTAATAATATAAAACCATTTTTAAAACTTAGTGAGGAAAAGTATTTTTTTTACTTAACTTTTTGTTAGTTTCTACTAATGAATCTAAATAAAAAACCCAATTTTGTAAAGAGTCTACATAATTTAATAAATCTTGGTTTTCTTGATTTAATCTTATGATTGTGGGGTAACATTCATTACCACACTTATGTAAAGCATGATTTAAATTGTTTTCTACTTCTTGGATTTTTTCTTCAAGAAATAAATTATTTGCTTGGTAGGCAAAAAGTAAACTATCTTTAGCTCCTAATTCTCCTGATAGATTTGTTAATAGGGCTTCTTCTTGATTTACTGTATACTGTAATTGACGAATCTGATTTCTTGTTTTAATTTTGTCTTCAAGGATTTCATCAAGAGCTATATCTGCTACTTCTAAAGTAGCATCTACAGTTGCTAATAAATCTTCATTAAGTTCAACTGATGGGGATGCATCTACTTTTGCAAGGGTTTTTATGTCTTCTCCTGCTTCTACCCCACAGCCTACTAATAGTACAGCTAGTATTAATCTCGTGTGTCTAAACATTCTAACAACTTTTCGTTAATTACTTCTAGTTTTTCTTCGTACCTAAGGATAGTTTCTTCTAAGGATTCAATCCTTTCTTTATGATCCTCAATCCTTTGCACACAAGAAGATTCTAAATTTTCGAGTTGAGCCTCATGAATTTTCATCATGTCTACATACAAATACCCTATTACTACTATAGCCGCGAATGCTATTGCTGCAACTGGGTTTTTAGTAAACTGCTCAAATGTTATAGGTGACTTCATTTATTTAATAAAAAAGAGGGTCTAACCAGTATTTATGTAACTGATTAGACCCCCAAGTTAAGTTTTTTTGTTTTATTAAGCTTCTGCTTCGGCAGCTTCAGCTTTGTTCTTATCGATTACAGACCAAACACCACCAACGAGTGTCATTACTGCACCAAATAATTCCATAAAAGTAGCGTCATCAAGGACACCCTGTGTTACTAAAACACCACCAACAAATGTTAAAGCGTGTCTTACAATTCCTAATACTTTGTCTTTCATAATAATTTGTTTTTAAGATTCATGTATAAATATATCACCCATCACAAGAAACGCATTCTGCAGTACGAGATCCTAAATCTCCTTTTATCACAGAATCTGTGCGAAGATAATATAAAGTTTTAACTCCTAATTTCCAAGCTTCCATATGACACTGGTTAATCCATTTAGGGGAATCAGTAGGATCAAATGAAAGGTTTAGAGATTGTGTTTGATCAATATATTTTTGTCTAATAGCTGCTTGCCTAACTAATTCAAGTTGATTTACCTCACTAAATGTTAAATATACCTCCTTTTCGTCAGGTGATAATATATCTTCAGATAAATTTTGAACAGAACCATTGTCTGCTAAGATTTGATCCCATACTTTATCTGTGTTGTGTCCTTTACCTTCTAATAAACATTCCAATTCTTTATTTTTAACAATAAATGTTCCTTTAGCACCATTAAAAGTGTAGATATTAGCTGGGATGGGTTCAATGCCTGCTGAACAATTGTTTAGACGAGAATTTGAGACTGTAGGTGCAATAGCAAGTAAGTGTGTATTTCTCATACCTGTACCCTTACACCAAGTAGGTTCACCATATTCTTCAGCAAGTTGTCTTGAAGTAGCTTCTGCTTTACTTCTAATATCACTAAAAATAGTATGAGTCCAAGCTGTTGAAGCAATAGAATTAAATGGTAATTCTTTTTGTTGGAGGAATGAGTGCCAACCCATTACACCTAATCCTAATGCTCTACCTTTTTTAGCGTGTCTCCAAGTACGAATAAGTGATTCTTTACCTGCACTTTTATCAATAAACTCTTGCATTACACCATCTAAAAAGCGAATAGATGTTTCTACCACATCAGTATCTTTCCACTCATCGTATTTTGCGAGGTTTAAAGAGCTTAAACAGCAAATAAAACTATGCTCTTCATCTGTGTGGAGTGTAATCTCAGTACAAATATTAGTCATACTGACATCAAGGTTATTCATAGCATATGCTAAAGGGTTGTTTTTATTAACATTATCCTTAAACATAATATATGGTTCACCTGTTTCTACACGTGTTTTAAGTATCTCAAGCCAAAGTTTCATAGCATTGCTGTCCCTATCTTGTAGACGTCTCATAAAAGTATCATCTACTACAACACATTGGTGTAGATTAAGGCACTGTCTATTAGGATCGCCTTTAGGTCTACGAATCTGCATAAACTCATCAATATCAAGGTGATTGATATCTAAGTTTACAGAAGCAGCACCTCTACGAACTGAACCTTGGTTAGTTGCTATTATAGCTGAGTCATAGATTTTACACCATGGTACTACACCTTCACTTTTACCATTTCCTGTAATTGTAGTTCCTCTAGGGCGAATTCTAGAAACACTAATACCTACACCACCACCTAAAGCAGTAAGTTTCATAAGTTCAGCATTTGTTAATCCAATTCCCCTAACGCTATCAGGTGTATCAATACCAAAACAGCTGATGGGAAGACCCCTATCGGTCCCAGTGTTAGACAACACGGGAGAAGCAAGGCCAATCCAACCGTTCCAAATATATCTGTAGAACTTATTTTCCAGATCCGGTCTATTAATTCTGGTCGCGATTGCGTGTGCAACTCTTCTATATGCTTTCTTTGGTGTTTCATCCGGTAATAAATATCCTTTAGATATAGTTGCTACACCTACTTCATCCATCCATTCAGGGTAATCCTTTCCTGCAACCCAATTTGTTGTATCTGCTACTAAATTTCCGTCCATAACTTAAAATATTGCTTCAGCATCCCATTCCATATGGCCCTTACTGTAATTTGTGACTCTGTTTGCGAAGAAATCAGTGTGTTGTTTACCTGCTGATAAACTATCAAACCATTTCATTCTTTTAAGTGCGTTAGGGTCAATTCCATTAACTACACCCTCATATCCTAAATCCCCCATTTTGGTATTAACTCTATGTTTAATAAATGAAATTAAATCTTCTTTAGAACACCCTTCAAGATCACCCAATTCATATACTTTCTCAATAAACTCAAGTTCGAGATGAAGTGAAAGTAATGCAGCTTCTGTTATTGCTGTTTTGAGCTCCGGAGTGTTGAGCTCAGGGTTTTCCTGGATAAGTGTTCTAAATAACCAGCATCCTGCTTCTGAGTGCATTGATTCGTCTCTAATGCTCCACTCAACAATTTGTCCCACTCCCTTAAGCTTATTTCGCATTTTAAAAGATAAGAGTACGGCGAAAGAGGAGAATAAATTGACCCCTTCTGTGAAAGCAGAAAATATAGCGAGGGATTTAGCGATTTCGTGCCAATCTTTTTCGCCATTAAAACTATCCCTAACTGACATAAGGTTTTCAATCTTAGCCATCGTAGTTTCGTCTTCGAGAAATTCTGAAAAGTCATCAAGTCCAAGTTCTTCATTTAATAGTGAATATGCTTCCGCATGTATTGTTTCAAAGGCCCCAAACGTTGTGGCCATCATAATTATTTCGGGTTTACGGAACCATTTAGTTACCAAACCACTCCAGTAATCATTTACTACAGTTTCAGTTTGAGCAAAACCTTTTAAAATGGATCCTACTATATTTTTTTCGGTTTCTGTTAAGTTTTGTTTCCAATCATTTACATCACTCATCATTGGTACTTCAGTATGAAGCCAATGTGCCTGTTGTTGTTTTAGCCAATAGTTATGTGCTTCGGGATATTCAAAGGGTTTATAGACTACTCTCTCCTGCAATAGTTTGCTGTTTGCCATTTAAGTGTTTTTAAGAATTAAGTTGAAAAAATTGTTGTGCTAGAAGGTCTCGATCTAGGGTATTCATACTTGTCCCATCGATTTGTTGTACAGGAGAGGGACCTTCACTATCGTCAAAATGGTGATCCATAACTTCAAAATGACCTGTAGATGTATCTGCGTTAACTGAGAATGTCATACCATCCATTCCGTATCTATTTTTCATAATGTGAAATCTACCTGTGCCATTTACTTTATCTTCCTTTTTGCGTGAAAGAGATATTGCAATGTCAGTAATCATAATTTTATCATAACTGCCAGCTGCCTTATCACCTTCAATTACATCATCTTTTGCCCCCGCTCTGTTTACTTGGGAAACAGACCAAACAGGCAATTGTAACTCTTTAGCGAGACCTTTAGTACTAATATAAATATCATCTATTTCTCCCTTCCTATCTTGAACTCGCTTTTTAGATGAAAGAAGATCTACATAATCAATAATAACTAAATCAGGTTTAAAATCTAAATCCTCGCACTTTTGGAGGTGAGAACGGAGAGTATTTATAGTTGCTTGACCAGGGGCATATTCTTTAATAATAAGCTGGCCAGGTAATTCTTTAACTATTTCGTCTATTCGTTCTCTATTTTTAAATAATGTATCTACTGGCTTACCTGTGAAGAATGCATCGTAGCGTCGACCTACATAATCCTCGCCAAGTTCCAACGTATAATGAACTACATTAAAGCCTAATTTTACGGCGTAACCACCAAGCGCAACCAAAGTCCACGATTTACCTCCTCCAGGATTACCAAATATAAGACCAAAATCTCCGTTGCCCAGACCCCCCTGCATAAGGTCATTAAATTTATCCCAAGGAGTTGGTACAACTGCTCTTGCTTCTTCTCGATAACGAGCTTCAGTATCTTTAATATATTCATGTCCTATGTTTTTTTCTGCACCTGCTTTTAATGCATTATCAATAAGATTCCTAATAGATTCAAAATCACCAGAGTTAAGTAAGTCCACAGAATTAAGTAGGGCTTTTTTGAGTTGTTGGTTCTTACAAAAAGATGAAAATTCTTTTTCAACATATTCTAGATCTTCGTTTGAGGCTTGATAAGCTTCTCTAAGTTGTTCTTTAATAGATAGTTGGAGAACATCATTTTCTACTTTTTTCATTTCTACCCTCAACACTTCCATTGTGGGTGTTGTGTGGTATTGTTCGTAATAATCTAAAATTTGTCCAATAATCCACTTGTGTGCTGAATTGTCGAAGTATTCTTCAGTTAATATATCATGTATATTTTGAAGGAATTCTTTGTGTGTAAGCAAAGAGGATAGAACCTTTACTTGAAAGGATGTACCATATGTTGAGAGACTATTAAGCGTCATAGACTAATCTTGTAAATGTATCTTTTAACCAAAATTCTGTATTTTTAATAATATGGGTCATACCATCTTCGTTGTATAAACTCATGAACTCAAGTATACGGAGTTCATTTAATGGTTCCTCGGTTAGTTGAGATAAATCTTGCTTTTCTTTTTCTGATAGCATGGGTTCACTTAAGTCCATAATCTTTTTAGTGTTTAAAAGCTTGTCCCAATCTTGAATTACCCTAGCATATACTACACTATTTTTTAGCTTTTGTTCACTAATTTTAAATAGTTGATCAAATTCAAGTTCACCTTCCCCTAACTCAGGGAAACGCTTTAGCACACCTTTTTTACCTAAGCCTTTAATACCAGGTACTTTATCAGAGGCATCACCTACTAACACTTTATAATGGATAAAATTTTGAGGTATAATACCAAATTTTTCCTTTACAGTACGTGGGTCATAAAATTCTCGTTCTATAGGACGGTAAACTGTTACGTTATCATCTACTAATTGAAGGAAATCCCTGTCACTAGAAACAATATATGACTTTGTATTAAAGCGTTTAGCCATATCTTTTGACATATAAGCTATAATATCATCTGCTTCTACTTTATCTATTGATACCACTTTAACTGGTAAGCATTTTAGGTATTGGATTAAGCGGATGATTTGATCTACTTTAGCATCATTTTCATCATCAACACTGTCAAAAATATCCCAATTAGTGATACGAGTTAAGTTTCTACCTGTTTTGTATTCGGGGAGTAGGTACCTCCTATTAGTGGAGGCACCCACTCCATCGAATACTATATATATAGAGGTAGGTTGTATTTGGTTTATAAGAGAACCTAACGAACGTAAAAACCCAGACAACCCCCCTATATGTGTGCCTGTGTGGTTAACAAATTTAAGCATAGCAAAATTACGCAAAAATAAGTTTAAACCATCAATAAACACCACCCTCTCATGTTGACCAGGTTTAGCAGTCGGTTCCCCTTGCTCAATGTTATTGAGCATTTCCAAATAATCCTTCCTATTCATTAATCAGGTTCTTTTTCGAAGTGAGAAATATCTTGTACTTCCTGATCTTCTTCCATGATATCAAAATCAATACCCCCTAAAATAGCTCTCCAAGCTTCTGCATGAGCGTCCTTGTAGGTTTTAATTTCTTTATCATTATCATTGATAAACCCATGAGGCGTCATAACAATTTTACCTCTGGTAGTAACTCCATTAATGTGGTTTTTATCAATCTGAACATTGGTACGTTTAGCGAATTCTACCTGCTTACCATCTTTGATTGCTTTAATTTTAGATGTACCCGCAGACATTACATTGCCAAATGTTACTACAAATGTTGAATCAAACCACATAGCGTATCCACCTTTGTTCATTAACTTAGGTTGACCCATAGGTGATTCAGGTTTAAGTGTCCACACCTTATTAATACAAACTAATGTATTAGTATATGGACTACTTTCTTTACGTGAAAGAACAATACGCTGGTTTACATTGTTACCAAATTGGGTAGACATAGCTCCAGCATTCCATTCATTATTATTTTTATTTGATTTAAGTGACATTTCGCATGGTACTGAGCCAATTGAGTCCCACAAGAACAATAGATCGTAAGGTAGGTTACCTTTCTTTTGTTCATCAATCAAATCTAAAATAAATGCTGCTACGTCTTCAATAGAATTAATAGTTTCTCTATCTACATAAATAAAGTTACCATTATAATCTGTAATTTCACCAGTTTCTTCATCAACTACTTCGTTGATTTCAAGACCCATCATTTTAGCATGTTCCCAACTCCATTTCATCTCTGTGATAATAAACACAGGGAGTATTCCTCGTTTCTGGCCGGAGACAGCCGCCTCAATCAAGGCGGTTGTCTTACCGGTATCAGAATGGCCTCTTAGTAGAACAATATGTCCTGCAGGTATGCCTGGGATTGAAGTTACATCCTGGAATGCTTGGGAAAGTGGGATCCATTGTTGAGGTTTAAACTTAGCATTAGCATTAAGCATTTTCTTTTCCTTGAACTTACCAAGGTCGAAATTTGCTTTAAGCTCTTGGGATACAGCCTCTGTAAGTGATGCTTTTTTCCTAGGCATTAGCTAAATAATTCATCAAATTGATCTACTTTGCTCGTTTTTGTTGGGGGAGTCTTTAGAGCATAATTGTTTTGAGACCCCCCATTATCAAAAGGGAGGTCGTCGCCTTTTCCTTCATCAATAATGTCTCCTTCTTGAGCTTCATCTTCAGGTGCCAAGAATGTTTGGAGATTGTTTTTCATATCCTCAAATGAATAACGCTTAAACACGTCAAGAGGATTTGATTGGTTATCTAACCAGCTTTGGATCTGGTCGGCATCACCAAGTGGGGTTTGCTTAGTCTTAACACGAACCGAAGACTTATTATAAGCGGTTCCTGTTACCTCAGGGCCTACAGTATCAACTGTAATGTCACGTCCCTGATGAATGTCAGTGTAGTCACCAATATCGTCATCATCAGCAAGTGAAAGGAATTCGAGGTAAGTATTTTTACCAAACTGCCAAAGCTTAACACCTTGATCTTCTTCACCACGTACAATTACAGGTACGAAGATACGCATTTTAGGGTCAAGCTTCTTAGCCAAACGCCAATTTTCCTTATCACTAGTTGTACGAAGTTGCTTCGCAAACTCAACGATTGGGTCCTTTTCACCATAATTGATAGGTGAAATCATAACACGTTCACCAATCCCATAGTGAAAGTATACTTCCGTAAAAGGATTTGCTTTGTTAAACTTATTAGGTACAATACGTACTACCTGTTTACCAATGCTTGGTTTCCAAAATAGGCTCTTATCAGAACCTCCATTTCCCTTATTTTGCTGCTGTAGGGAATTCAGCTTACTGCGAATTGCGTTTAAATCCATAATATAACTGTTTAAAATGTAACTTTCGATAAATATAAAAAAAAGCTTGACCGAAGCCAAGCTTAATTTAAAATATTTTTTATTTTTACTGGGTGATTCTAAAAAAGGTTTGTTCTAGAACTTCTCCATTTTTTACCCTTTCTCCAGCACTAAGTATCTCATCTTTAGGATTATCAGTTTTCATTGGATCAGCTTTAGGTATTTTACTTTCAAGTTCTTTCATAACCTTATCTGTAGGGCTGTCTTTTATATAAATAACAAGTAAGTTTTCTTGAGCAGGAATCTTATCATAACTAAATAAAGCATAAGGTTTTTTAGGATTGTTTCTTAAATCAGTAAGTTGTTTGGGGGAAGGATTTCTATCAAAATTTTGTACCCCTCCTCCAGCTTGTGCTAACTTAGCAAATATAGGTTTAAAAAAATCTGGGAGGGGTTTATTTACGCCTTCATTTAAATGACCCTCAACACCACCTTCTGCTAAATATTTTTTATAATCAAAGCTCATATTTTCTATTTTTTATTGATAAATATTACAAAACCGTTAAAGTTCAATAATCTTGTGAATCCTTGTCTTTAATTGTCTTAACTCATTGTGCTGAGTGAGCAAAATGGTGTTTCTGTAATGTTGCCAATTCACCTTATATCTCACATCAACTACCCCTCCGTTTAAAGACTTAATTAGTTCGTTAAGGGCGTTAATTGTATATAAAGTATTGGATTCTTTTTTTCTGTGGACTAATATGGTTTCGGGTAAAATTCTCTCTACGCTGCTCGGCTCTACGTTATATGTACAAACATATTCGTCATTACTTTTTATATATAAAACAAAAATCTTTTTATAGAGTATATCGTAGCTAGATTTTACCTCCAATAATGTCCTCTCTAAATCCTCTAAAGAAGTAAAGGTACAAAATAGCTTGTTGTTCATGCTTGGGCTTTATATATAAATATCACACCCTTTCTAAAGAACTATAATTGGGACCCGCCTCTACTTTAGTAGAAAATCCATATTTCTTAAATACAGCGAGGATAGACAACACTACATATTTCTCATCTTTGGATACATCTAACAAGAATGAATCATAAGTATAATGAACAATCTTAGTTTCACTATTTTTGAGTATATGTATCATTTCTTCTAAAATAAGCACATTATAATACGTTTCCGTGTTTTGAAGTATGTAATTAAACAGCTTTTGGGGCTTCATATCTGTTTTAAAAACATACCCAGATTTACACTTGTATTCTTCCTTACTACTTATATCCTCTATATATTTTTCTACACGCTTAAAGAACTCTAACTCTTTATATTCCTTAAATACCCCTCCGTATAGCTGTTTAAAAGTTAACTCCTTAGCCTTTTTATAATCAACTCCATACATGTCAGCAAATGCTTGGTGTATGTCTTCATGCTCAAATTCATATCCTACCAATTGTGCCGCTAATGTAGGGTGATAAGCACTAATATCAATCTCTAATAGAAAATCGTTTTTGGGTATAAACGCTTCTCGACAACCACTTTTTTTATCCAACGCCATATAATTTACACCACCATAAGTGTTTGAGGGTCGCGTAGTAGTTGTTTTTAAATTAAAGCACGTATAAACATGATCCCAAGGAGTCACATTAGCTTTAAAATACTTTTCAAATAACTCGGGATCTACCTTAATTCCCTCTTGTTCAATCCAATAAAACACATTTGTAGCTTTGGTGTTATAAAACTCAAAGTGTGGTGGTTTCTCCATAGAAAACACATGTTTAACCGCGTTGAATATCGTTTCACAACGTTCATAATGCTTTACTATGGGAATGATGCTACCTATATTGGCTATGTTAGGGTATTGCCTATAGAAAAAATCGTGGCATGGGAATGAGTCTGGGATATCTGTAGGATATATATAGTCTATGTCGCTAAGCTTTTTATTAGGCGCTATATTTAAAAATGCTTTCCTATCCCTTACAAATATTTCATCAAAACTATATATTAGATCATAAATTTCATCCATACCACAACTAGTGGTTTCGCTATGTTGTAGTACAACTATAAATCCTTTTTTATAGTTTACTTCCCTAATATAAAACCCTTGGATTCCCCTATGGTAAGGGTGAACGTTTTCATTAGACCATATAGGTTCAACAAAAACTTTTTTAAATCCTTTTTCTCTAAGTTGGGCTAATTGTTCGTTATTCTCTATAAGCCAAAACATTCATCCCAATATACGAACAAGGGCATCAGCAACCAAATCTGGGGTTATAGATTTTGAGCATTCGAAATGTCTGTTTGTATCTTTATGGTGGGGGCACCATTTCCAATCCCCAGGGTCTAATCTATGAGTATTAAAACATCCACTGCAAACATTAGGAGAAGCACTAATCCTTTCACAGTCCTGGAATTCAGTGTATTCTTCACTAAACCCAGAAATTAGTACAGTAGGGGTACCTAATGCCCAACTTATCCATGACAATCCACTTCCTATCCCAATAAAAGCTTCTGCGTTTAGTATATCAGTAAATCTTTCTTGGAGAGGGATATCACCTGTTTTATTTATAACATTTTGCAGTGTACCCCCTAATTTAGAGTCGTGCCAAGCATCTCCTAAAGGTTCTTGACATAATAAAACTACTTTATATCCTGCTTTATTTAGCCAATTTATTATATACTGCCATCCTTGTTCGTAATGCCAATATGAAGAATGTTTACTTCCATGGGGGGCTATTACAACATATTTTTCTTTTATATTGTTATTTGGATTTTTTACATAAATTTTAGGTTTAATTTCTTTATACTGTAACCCTAAAATATCGCTTGCAGTTTTTTGTAAAGGGTATTTCCTAAAGTCTGTAGGGTTTGAAGATAGTTTTGGAGTGTTGTCTTTATTGTAGTACCATCCAATTCGGTATAAAGCATATATATCATGAACCACACTACCAGGATCCGTAAAATTAATTTCAGGATATTGTTTATAAAACCAATCATTATGAAAAGTTGAGCAAATTACTTCACACTTATGTTTTTTTCTAAATTCTTCTACATAAGGAAACCATGCTATAGTATCCCCTAAAGATTTAGAATCTAAATGTATATAAATTCTTTTATTTTTACAATTAAATATATGTTCTTTTACTTTAATATCATCTTTCCAAACTTCTACTCTCCATTTTACAAAATAAATCATACTAGGTTTAGTCCACATTCCATCTGTTATAGTATCTACCCATACTAAATCATTATTTTTATGGTTAAAAAATTTAACTGTGTAATTGGTTTTGGAAGGACTAGTAATTGCAACTTTTGCACCGTCTATAAAAGAAATATCTATTTTATCTTTAACTGTGTAAGAATGCTTTTTTGTTAAATTGTCATATATCATAACTTTAATTTTTCTAAAATTATACTTTTAGTTTTTTCTAAATTATTATCTATAAAAGTTATTAGATTATTATTATCGTAAGTATTTTCATACGTATGGAGTTTTCTCATTATAACAGGAAGTTTATAAGAAAGAGACTCTTTAACTACTAAAGGATTTAATTCTAGAATACTACTAAAATAAAATAGATCAGCTGCTTGTAGAAATTTTTCTACATCATTTCTTTCCCCCCATACTTTACAATTCTTAGGTTTATTTTTTATTAGAGGACCCCAATAATCTTCAAAATTGCTTGCTTGGTTTCCTATAAAGTGGAATATTATATTTTTATCTACAAGTTGTTTAGCAACTTTAAATACCTCACTTTGATTTTTACCAGGGGTAAATAATCCTACGTTAATTATGTGTTTATAATTAGGATCAAATTTTAATTCTTTTTGGTATTTTTCTTTATTAGGGGTTAAATCCTCAATAGGATACTCCCAAATGTCACAAGGAACATTTACTACAGATTCAAATTTATTTTTACTCCATTCAGATACTAAAATAAATTTATCAGGAGTTGAAGTTAGAGTAGAAGGATTTGTATTTGAAGAATGAGTAGTAGATATAATAGAATATTGGGATAAACTAAATATTTTTTGTAATATAAGAGGATCTATAAAATGTTCAGGGATTTCTTCAAAATGAATTATATTAGGATTAATATTTTTTATATGATCTAATATAATTTGTTTATCTTTAGTTAATGTGATAAGTTTATCTTCCCCTAGTAATTGTTTTATTTTATTTTTTTGAACAACATATTCCCAACTTAAATCTTGATACTCTATTACATAGATATCAAATTGAGACTTAAAATGCTCTATCTTTTTTAAAAGGTATTGTGGTAACCCTCCTGTTGATAAGTGGGGGGTTACATAAAGTAACTTTTGCATAACTTATAATATAATAACTTTAATTTAAAAAAACAAGTTAAACTCCTATTTCCATGGGGTATTCTAAAAATACTCCTACTCTTACATTTCCATAGGTACCTGAAGTGGCTGTAGTTCTAAATATAGGATAATGGCCTGCAGCAATAAATACGGGGTTTATGTCCACTACTTTACCGTGCTCAGTACCTGTAATAGTCATACCTTCTCCTGTATCTGTGGCGGGGTTTGTTGTTATCGATCCTGTATATAAGTCTATAGTGCAGCTTGTTCCAAAAGTTTCTGCTTGAAACATTAATTTTTTAGCATAACAATCAACTGGGACTGGTATACCAATAGTGCCTGTAGCACCATTACCATACGAGAATTGATATCCATTACTTACACCTGTACTTAGGTCACCACTTTCTTCTCCAAAGTATACTAAACTACCTGATATTATTGTACCTTTAAGAATTACGTCTGAAGCTGGTAGGTTTTTAACTGATGCCCCTGTAGTAGTAGAAGGGTCGGCATCATATACAGAAAAACTATGAACCGAACTAGTAGTAGCTGTGTTATTAACACGATGTTTAACATCTCCAGTAGCAGGGATTAAATTTATATCTCCTGTGCTGTTTTGTACTGTAAATTGTGTAGTGTTAGTTGTAAATGATACTGCCCCATTAGTAATAGAAAGCATATTACTTCCATTATTATGTAATACAAAAGATTCACCAGTGTGAGTCATTAAATAATTAGCACTAGCAATATCCCCTGAATCACTTCCTGAGGTGATTGAGAATTGGTCTACGTTGTGTATTAAAAATGTGTTAGGATTGATTAGTGACTTAAGATCTACAAGCTCAATATCTCCTACTTTAATCATATTATAATGATTAGAAGCTAAAGTAGAAGCACTAACTATAATCCCTGAGCCCGTAATAGGGAAGGCTGAGGCTACATCATATCCTATAGGATAATTTCCTAATTCTACTAATTGATCACTAGGACCTGCAATTGTAGTAAGTATAGCTCCACTTGCACTTATATCAGCAGAGGCTGTAAAACTATTAGCGCTAACTCCTGTTCCGTCTATAGTTACATCTCCTACAATTATTTCGTCTGCACTTCTTATATAACCACTTGTCACAAGACTTCCTGTAAGGGTAGCAAGTGGGGCACCATCATTATTTCTAAACCTTATAACTTCAGTGGGGTTTCCTTCTTTTTGTATTCCAATTTTTAAAGATAAATCCCCACGAACTCCATTAGACGTTACATCTGTAACTATACTATCTATTTCGGCAACTGAACCTGATGATGTAATATCTCCAAAAGATGAGCTGTCAATAACAAATCTTATAGATCCCCCTAAATCTCCTATTTGTGCCCCTTCTGTTAATCTTGAGGATCGTATTAAAAATTCGGTACCTTCAGCTGTGTCTGTTTTAGATTTTACATCAAATGCTTTAATGGGTCTTTCACTTCCTGTAAATCCCACACCTACTCTAGGTTCATTATTACTACCTGTAGCAGCTATAACTAAAACGGGTACTCCTGAAGAACCTGAATTTTCTAATGATGTTACATTAAATAAAATTTCACCCGCTGAGCCTGAGTTGTTATAATTTATTACTTGGGCTTGAATACTTCCTATAGTAGCAGCAGGATTAAAAGCTCCATAACTAGGGGAATTAAAATACACATCTAGTACAGGGAAAGAAGCAGTAATTTCTGATCCTGAAGAAGCAATTGTTAAACCTAAATTGTTAAATACTGGCATTTTTTAAAACATATAATACATTCCAGATATTGAAGCTGAAACGAAATCTGGTGATAAATATAACTGAAAAACATATTCACCGTCTAAGTTTATTGTTACTTCTTGATAGTTAGAGGCTTCTGTTGTAGGGATAATAGGGTTTATATTATAAATATCCCAAAAAGCGGGGTTAATAGAATTAGGTATTGTAGCTTCAAAATCAAAGGAAATATTATCCTCATTTTCACTCCTTATAATATAATGTCTAAAATTAAGCCCAAAATTTTTATTTAAATCTAAAGATTTAATTTGTCCTTCAACTAATGCTGTATATGATCTATTATCTGAAGGCGAAAATTCTATAGGATTTATTGTTAAATAAGTATAAAAATTATTAGTACTTTGACTTTCATCTATAATAGTAGAAAACCCTTGTATTATAGGGGTATAAGGAGATTGTCCTATATCACTAAAAGTGCTTGAAGAACTGTGTAATTCTATTCTGTTTAAAGTATTCATTTACATAAAAATATAATGTCCCTTAGTACTTAAATTACTTCTATTTGATATTCCTGTAGGTGTAAGATTAAATCCTAAAGTAATTCTTGAGGGTGTAATAGTTGTATTTAATGCAGTAGAACTAACAATAATAGATGTTGCTAGGTAGGAATAATTTGGGTTTGTAGCGTGTATTTCAACATAAGGTTCAGTGTTTTCAACTAGAAAACCAGAGGTAGTATTAATAAGTTGTGGATTGGGTGAAAGAATACTAAGCATATAATCTTTAGTAAATCGTATAGTATATCCTGTAGGAGGTACTGAAGAACCTTGGGCTTGTTCTTCATAAAGTACTCCTTTTAATATAAAAGTATTATAAGGTAATTTAAAAAAAGTATTAATTCCATCAAGATTAGTATTATTAGGGGTATATAAAAAAAGAGAAAGAGTAACGGTTCCTCCCTGCAAAAAAACTTCATTACTAGTATAGCTTCCTATAACTGGGGTAAAATTTGTAGTGGCTACTGATGATGTTGTAGCGTTTTCTACTTGAAATCCTATTCTTTCATAACTACTCATATGTACGAATATATTCCTCTAATAAAAGCACTAGGTTCCCCATGTACTGTAAAAGTTGTAGTTCCTAAAGTTCCATTAATATTATATGATACCCCTTGATTTCCTATTGTAGGATAAATACCAATGTTTCCATTGTTGTTTTCTATGGTTAGTAACATAGTAGCATCTACGGTTTCCCCAGTACCTGTTCCTGAATTAAATGATGTAACATTTGTAAAATATTTATATTCTACAAAAGCAGCACCTGAGGTTGTTCCTCTAGTGGATGGGCTTATCACAGAAAGGTACATGTGTAACATAGTGAATTCTCTATTATCACTAATAGTAAAATATCCTTGACGTAAAGTAAATAAGTCTACACTATTAACAGTAGGTTTAATAATATTGTATATAGGTTTATAATGCCACACATTTTGAAAATCTCCAAGTGCACTGTATGAACTTCTCATTGGGGTTTGGGTATCGTAAGTTACTCCTGATTCCCCTGAAGGTGTTAATTTAATTCCTTGTTTATCTTTATTATATAAGGGCATTATGTTCCTTGTTTAGATACATCACCCATTACCGTATAATCAAAGTGGTGATTTACATAATCTACATTATAATGGTAAGCAGTTAATACTATATTACCATCTACATCAAATGAGGCGGTAACAGATCCAGCATCTATAATAGAAGCGTTACTAGGAAATTTTGCATCTTCTACTGTGTTAATAGTTAAATTGGTTGCTGTTCCTTCTCCTGTTTGATCTTCCCTTGTCCATACTAATGTGTGAGTAAATGATTGAATTCTAGTGTAAGGGGTAGAAGGAGTAGTTTTAGCATAATGACGAACTTGCATGTAATCAAAAGATGATGAGAAAGGATGTATTACTCTGTTACCCCCTAAAGGAGCACTTTCTTGGTTAAATACAGTGTCTGGTACTTTAAATGTAATTAGATCTAAATTTCCAACTGGTATACTTCCTACATTAACAGATGTAATATAATTATACTTATACATCATACTAGCAGAAGCTATTGTGTATGACCCAGTTTGCATTCTAAATGGGGCTCTAGTAACTAAGGCATGAGTACTGAGTGATCCTGTATCAGCAAAAACAAATTCTTGGGTATCTCCTCCATCAATTCCTCCATTATTTATACTAGATATGAAGAAATCATGGCTAGCTGAGAGATAAATGCAAGAGCCATCACTAGAAGTAGCAAATACCCCCATTGGAGAATATCCAGTAGTATCTACACTTTGACTAAAAATTTTAACGCTATCAGCGCAATCAGCTGAAGGTGGTGTAGTTCCCGAAGTACCTGAAGTACCTGTTGT